TCAGGCCGGTTGCTTCTCGTTGCCGACGGTGACGTTGGCGATGGTGAGGGCGAGGTTGGTGCAGCCTGCGCCGGGGATCATGCCGGCGGTGAGGACCGGGATGGCGGTCTCGCTGACCTTGATGGCGACGACCTGGTTCTGGGCGTTCTGCACCAGGGTGACGGCGGTGGGTTGGGCGGTATCGGCGGCCATGGATGGCTCCTGGGTGATGGGGCTCACGGCCCCGGGGGGAGGACGAATTCGAGGCCGGCCGCCTGCAGCGCGGCGACGACCTCGCTCTCGGTGGTGGCGCGGGCGACAGCCTGGGTGACGCGGACCCGCTCCCGCTCGCGATCGACCGTCTTGGTGCTCTCGGCGACGATCGCCGCGGCCAGCACGGCGGGATCCTGACCGCGCTCGGCGGCCTCCTCGGCGATCCACTCGCTCTCGCCGCCGGCGAGTACCTTCTCGGCCTCGGCCGCCTTGAGCAGGTCCGCCGCCTGCAGCCCGGCGGGCCGGGAGATCAGAGCCAGGGCGGCATAGTGGAAGGTGGCGATTTCCTTCGCCCGCGCCCGCACCGTCTCGAGGTCGGGCCCGATCACCACCGCACCGGCCGGCGCCTCCGGGGCGGGCCCCTCCGTGACCGGCACCGTCAGCGTCTCGGTGACCGGGCGCCGCGGCCATGCCTCCATAGTCACCCGGTACGTGCCCGGCACCCGGAGCACGAGGTCGACCGCGCCGCCGGCTCGCGCCGTCCCGGTGACCGGGCCCGCCACGGTGATGAGGGTGTCAGGCGGCAGGACCACACGCGCCGGGGCGCCGGGGACGGGCTCGCGGGTGTCGAACGCCACGACGAGGGCGCGCCGCAGCCGCAGACGCCGGGCCGGTCCGGTCGGATCCTCGACGTGGTGCGTATCCTCGGCGGCCTCGCCCGCCAGGATGCCGCCGTGCTCGGCATCCTCGGCCACGATGTACCGCATCTCCATCCGGCCTCGCTCGGTGATCCGGCCGGCTTCGTCGTGCCGCACGAAGGGCACGGGCTCCGAGATATACGGCCCCATGCTCACTTGCTCTCCTGAACGCTGATGTATACGCCGCCGATATTGACGTTGTTATCGTCAACTACCTGATAGGTGTGAGACCCGACGCCAGGATAATCTAGGATTGGGTATGTGGTGGGGCCGAGACGTAGATATGATCTGTTTACGTTCGGGCTTGGATCGAAGTCCATCATGAAATCCGCGGGAATTGCCCCGATCAGGTTGCCGTCACGATAGATCCGAATTGCCCCTGTGCTGGTTCCGATTTGGGAGAAACGTGAGCTGAGATCGCCAATACGGCTGGCTAGTACCGCCACGGCTCGCGCCGTGCGAACGTTGATGGTCACGCTCGTCTGCTGGCCGTTCGATTGCGCCGACACGAGGCCCGAGATCGCGCCGTCCTTCACGTTGATGTTGTCGACGGTCAGGTTGCCGATCTGGGCCGAGGTCGTAATCAGCGACGTCGTCGAGAGCATCCGCGACGTGATCAAGCCGTCCACGAACAGGTCGGCCGAGACCAGCAACTTGAACGTGGCGCTGCCATCCAGGCTCTTGGCGCCGGTGAGCACGAACCCGCCGGCCTGCCCGTCCACGTAGCCCGTGACACCGTACTGGACCCGCACGCCGTCGTAGGACGCGGCCAGCGTCGTGATCTGCGCGGTGTGCCCGTCCTGGGTGGTGCTCAGCGACGTGATTGACTTCGCCTGAGACGAGACCCGCCCGTCGATGTTCTGGACCTGCGTCGTAAGCGACTGCGCAGCTTCGGCTTGTCCGGCCACCCTCTGGTCGACGCCGGCCAGATAGCTGTTCAGGTACGTGATCGAGCTCGCGTTGGCGGTCGTCCGGCCGTCGAGGTCATCGACGCGCCCGGATAGCTGCTGGGTCGCCGTCGCCTGCCCGGCGATCTGCCCGCCCTGCGTCGTGACGGTCGCCTCGAGCGCGGTGGCGCGGTTCGCGACGCTGGTGACGCCGGCCTCGGTGGCGGTCGTCCGGGCGCCCAGATCGTCGATCGCGCGAGCCTGCCCGCCGATCTGCCCGCCCTGCGTCGAGACCTCGGCCGCCAGCGCGTCGGTCCGGCGCGCCTCGCTCTCGATGCGGCCCTCGGCGGCGGAGGTCCGCGTGGTGAGCTGCGACACCGCGTCGGCCGTGCCGGCGATCTGGCCGCCCTGGGCCGAGACGGTCGAGGACAGCGCGTCGAGGCGCGAGGCCTCGCTGTCGATCCGCCCCTCCGTGGTGCTGGTACGCACCGTCAGCGCCGACAGGGCGGTGGACGTGCCGCTGATCTGCCGGCCCTGGTCGGCGACGGTCGCCTCAAGCGCGGTGGTGCGGGCCGCCTCAGACGTCACCCGGCCGTCGGTGCTCTCCGCCAGCGTGCGGACGCTGTCGATCGCCGTGGCGTTGGCCGAGATCTGGCCGCCCTGCGTCGTCACCGTGGAGCGCAACGCCGTCAGGCTCTCGGAGAGCGACGAGATGTTGCCCTCGGTGAGCGTGACCCGGGTGGTGAGCGACTGCACCGCGGTCGCTTGGCCGGACAGCGCGAGGTCGTTGGCGTCGATCCGGGATGAGAGCTGCGTGATCGACTGCGACTGCGCGGTGATCGTCCCCTCGGCATTCGTGACCCGGGTCGACAGACCCTGGATCGCCGTCGCGTTGCCGACTATGCCGCCCTCGGCGACGTCGAGGCGCACCGCGAGGGTGGTGGTGATCGACGCCAGCACCTCGTCACCGGAGACCCGCAGGCGCGTCTCGCGCTCGATCGCCGCGAAAGACCTGCCGTCGGCGATCTTGAGCAACTGGCTCTGCTCGTAGCTGCGCGTGGTCTCCGTCGCGGCCTCGGCCGCGAGGCGGTCCACCGCCGCCGCCAGCTGCCGGATAGAACCGAGGAACGTGTCGTCGCCGGTGGTGAGGGCGAGCCGCGTAGCCTCGCGGGCGCTGTCGATCAGGCCCCGCGCCTCGGCCAACTTGTCGACGGTCAGCTGCTGCCCGAGCGCCAGCGTGCCGCGGCCCAGATCGCAGATCGCCCCGATCTCGCGCCTGAGCTGCGCGCTCATCTTCTCGATGCCGAGCGAATCGTCCGTCACCAGCCCGCCATCGACGACCGGCGCCATCGTCGTGAACGTCGTCTCGATCCAGTCGCCGTGCAGTCCGGTCCGGCCGTAGGCGCGGGCGCGCACCGTCACCGGCTGCTCGGTCTGGCGCATCGTCGCGCGGCCGCTCGAGGCGGGGCCGAGGGCCGACAGCACCTCCCAGGTGGCGCCGCCGTCGTAGCTGATCTCGACCTCGTAGGCCCGGGCGCCGTAGGTGACCGAGACGCCCCACACGACCTCGATGCCGGTCTCCACCCGCTGGCAGCGGGCGTGCAGGACCGAGATCGTCGGCATCAGCGGCTCGGCGAGAGGGTCAGTGCCGACCGGCGCCGGCGCGATCGTCTGCTCGTCGAGGAGCTGCCACACCCGGGCATCGTCCTTGACTATCTCGATCTGGACGTGGTCCGGGTCGCTCGGGATGGCCGAGCGGGCGACGTAGGTCTCCTGCAGCTCGACGAGCTCGCCGAGCACCACCGTGGTCGGGTCCTGCGTGTCGCGGGCGAGCACATCGGCGAGGCCGAGGCCGGTCTGCGCCGACAGCGCGGCGACGTCGTCCGGGTGCAGCTCGAGGCCGCGGGCGCCGACGCCGCGCATGCGCAGGATGCCCCACTCCCGCCCCTGGCGGGTGCGGATGGAGCCGTAGCCGTAGGCGGTCGGGACGTTCGCCGTGACGTCGAGGGTGAGCAGGTTGCCGTTGGCCGAGGCGACACCGTAGGCGCTCTTCCCGCGCAGGAACCACAGGTCGGAGAGGATGTGGTCGCCCGGGTAGACGAGGCGGCCGTCCCATTCGGTCTGAATTTTGCGCTCGGCGCCGCGGAACACCGCGACGGCGGCGAGCCAGGTCGCGTGCTTCAGCGCGTGCAGCCCGTCGACGATGCCGGCGACCTTGTAGCGCTTCGGGGTCCGGGTCGGTGGGCCGTAGCTGTAGCGCACCTCGTCCGGCCGCTTCGGGTCGCCGTCGCGGTCGAACTCCACGATGACGTCGCCGCCCTCCACCTTGGTCTTGTAGGTGGCGCCGGACGAGTCCCGCACGATCTGGCGGCGGGTGAGGATGTGGCGCGGCTCGGCCCGGCTCTCGTCGCGGACGAACGAGTGCACCGCGCCGATCTTCACCGGGTCGGCGCGGAGCGGGAGCAGGATCTGGCCCGCGGCCTCCCAGAACGAACTCACCTCCGGCAGGAGGCCGTCGTAGGTGTCGTTCGCGGTCAGCAGGTTGGCGTAATAGAGCGCCTTCGCCGCATCGACGCCGCCGGGCTGGGCGAGGCCGTAGGTCGACCGGACGAGGTCGCAGTAGGCCCAGACCGCCTTGCGCGTCGCCTGCTCGGTCCAGGCGCTGCCGTCCCACACCGGCACGATGCGGGTCGCGTCGACCATGATGTCCGAGTAGGCCGTAACGGTCAGCCCCTTCCCGGCGCGGATCCGCAGGACGATCTCGGTGGTCTCGGGCCGGATGCGATAGTCGTCCCGGTAGGCCGACATGCCGTCCCAGGTGGCGCGGTTCTGCTGCTCGAACCCGACCGGATCGGGGTAGGCGTTCTGCCCGCAGATCTCGTAGGTGCTGCCGGGCTCGGGCAGGCGGAAATAGGCGCTGCGCCGGAGCGGCGTCGGCGAGAAGGTGTCGGATAGCTCCGTGCTGCGCTGGATCTCGAACTCGGGGCCGAGGATGGCGCCCGTGTTGGGGTCGATCTTCCGGCCGAAGAAGACCACGCCCGCGACCGTGCCGACCTGGCGCCCGGAGGTCGACACCCGGTAGACGGCCGGGTAGGTCCAGGACAGCAGCGCCGCGTCCGCGACCACGCCCTGCGGGGTGAGCCGGAACCAGGGCGTGCGCGCCGGATTCCCGCCCGGCCGCGGCAGCTCCTGCCCCGAGACGCTGGTCGAGGTGATGACGTCGCCGGACGCGATCTGCGAGGCCTGCTCGTACAGGATCTCGACCGCGGTCCCGAGGTTGCCGGTCGCGGTGCTGCTGAACGGCGCCTGGAGGCCGGTGGTCTCGTCCCAGAACAGCGCGTCGCCGACGCGGATCCGGTGGACCTGGAACTTGCCGATGCCGAGCGTCATCCGCTTGGTCAGCACCATCGTGTCGCCGTCGTAGAGGAAATAATCCCCCTGGCTGAGCGGCGGCGCGGACCAGCAGCGGCCGTAGAGCAGCGGGCGCCGGCTGCCCGGCTTCGGCACGTTCCCGCCGCCCGAGAGGCTGTAGAGCTCGGCCTGCCTCTGACTCTTCCCGGCGCCCTTGGCCGCCTGGGCGGCGTAGCCGAGCGCGATGCCGCCGATCACGAGCCCGGCCTGGACGGCAAAGGTGGCCGCCGTGCTCGCCACGGCCACGCCGGTCGCCGCCGCCGCGATGGCCGGCGCGGCATAGGGCGCGATCGCGATCAGCGCGATCGACGCGATGGCGAGGCCGATCGAGGCGAGCCCCTTGCCGAGCGGCGCGACCGTGAGCAGAACCACGTCGTGCGGGCCGACGAGCGTGCTCTTCCACTGCGCGCGCAGGCGGACGCTGCTGTCGGTCGGCCGGTAGGCCTGCGCCCCCTTCCGGTGGATCGACACGACGACGTCCCGCCCGGCCGGCTTGTGCCGGGCGACGATCGTGGAGAGCCGACGGCGCCGGTTCGGCAGCCGGACGGGCTCGCCGCGGACGTGGCCGAGGACGTTGGCGGTGACGACGAGGGTCATGCGGGATTAGACCGGGATCAGGTAGGTGAGCCGCCACCGGCGCGCCTGCGCCAGCTCGAGCGGTGGATCCAGAGCCACGCCGTGCGGCTCGTCGGTGTGCAGGATCAGCCCGCCATCCTCGGCGAGCCACGTGCCGGCATGGGTCTCGGCGCCGGCGGCCTTGCCCATCAGCACCAGGGCGCCGTCGACCGGCACGGCGACCTCGCGCCACTCCGCCCGGGTCGGGTGCGAGGCCAGCACCCGCGCCCGCTCGCGCGTGTCCGCCACCAGCGCCGGATCGGCGATCGGTAGGAGCCGGCCGAAGAGGGCGGCCTGCACCAGGGACGCTAGGTGCCAGCAATTGAACGCCTCGCGGTCGTAGGCCCGGCCGCGGACGCTCCGGAGGAAGTCAGCGCGCTCGCTCACGTCGTGAACAGCCCCGGGTACTCGTCGCGGTTGAAGAAGGCGTGCGGGCCCGTCGGGACGTTCTGCTGCCGGCCGTCCGGCCAGGCGATCGTGCCCTCGGCCCGGTCGGCGGTGATGTCGAACGCGACCATCTCGAGGCCCGTCAGGGTGTCGTCGTCGGGGCCGGTCACCGCGTCGAGCCGGCCGGGCAAGACCCGGTACTGGCGGAAGGCGATCGTGATCGCCTCGTTGTAGCCGATCACGCCCTGCATCAGCTCGTGGAGCAGGTCCGAGACGTTGTCGATCTGAAGCCGGCCGTCGGTCGGGCCGTCCTGGTCGGCGCCGGGCGGGATCAGCGCGAAGGCACAGAGCAGGTGCGGGATCTTCGGGCCGCCCTCGAACAGCGGCAGCAGGATCGTCTCGCCGGGCTCGCCGAGTTCGCTATCGACGTTCTGGGCAAGATAGATCGCCGCGTCGAGCGAGGCGTGATCGACTTCGACGGTGGTGACGATGATGCCCTCGGTGTCGCCGGAGGCGTAGGCCTCGCGCAGGGCTGCGCTTACGGTCACGGGGTCACCAGTCCTGGACGACGAGGGTGAAGGAGACGAGGTACTCGAACTTCTTCGGCGCCGACCACGCGACCTTGCCCCTGATCTGGCAGGTGCGGGTGCCGATGCTCATGTCCGGAAGGAGCACTGGCGCCGTAAAACGCCGGGCGCCTGTGTTCAAGTCGTTCAGGTGGAACGCCTTGAATGCCACGAACTGCGCCGGCGAAAGGCGCAGCTGCATCGCGAGAGGCGTCGTGACGAACAACGTTCGACGGCGGGTGCGGTCTGGCCCGTCGTCGAACTGCGTCGACTGCGCCTCCGGGTGCAGGCTGTCGGACCCAGCCGAGGAGGCAAGTCCCCGCAGCGGCGGGAGGCCAGCAGGCCAAGTCGGGAGCGCCATCAGCCCGACCTTGCCCAGGCGCCACCGGCGGCCTGCTGGAACGGGCCGCGGCTGTTGCGGGCACGGCCGGCAAGTCCGCTCTCAACGGTGCGCAGCAGCTGGTCGTAGGACCCATCGGCGCGGCGTTGCGGCGGACCGTCCGCCTCCAGCTGCATGCCCGGCGGGGTGATGAAGTTGATCGCCGGCGGGCCACTTCCAGCGCTTCCCGCAGGGTCGGCGCTGGGCATGGTGAAGCCGCCGGAACGGCTGACATAACCGCCATCGGCGTAGCCCGGCCCGCCGCGGTGCATCGCCCGCAGATTGTCGAGGCCGATCCGGCGCACCGCGTCTTGGTCGAAGACGTACTCGCCCTTGTGGACGATGCCGGCCGCCTCGAGGCGAGCGCCGGATCCGGTCCAACCACCATCCGCGAACTTCGGCATCCAGGACGTCGCACCGACGTCGACACCGCCGGCACCCTTGGCCGCCCCGAAGAGGCTGCCGAAGAGACCACCCGGCCCGCCGCCCTGGCCCTGCATGTTGAAGAAGCTGGCGAGCGGGCCCTGGCCGAACAGCGCCGCCTGAAGCGCCGCCCGCGAGATGTTCTTCGACAGGTCGAGGAAGGAGTCCGACCACGAGCGGGTGCTGTCCACGAGCGGGTCGATGAGCGTATTGCCCATGCTCGCCAGGCTCGACATCGCGGCCTGCGTCTGCCGGATGCTCTCGTTCAAGCGCAGCCCCTCGGCCTCGGCTGAATCCATCCCGAGGCCGGTACCGCGGAGGCGCGAGTACACGGCCTGCTCCGAGGCCGTGCGCCCGAGCTGTGCGCGCTCGAACAGGATGTCCTTGCCGATACGGCTGTTCTCCAGGCTCGCCGAGGCCTTCGCATAGGCGTCAGCGACGTCGAGCATGGCTTGCCGCTCGTTGCGGGCGGTGTCCGTCAGCTTGTCGCTCTTCGCCGCCATCAGCTCCTGGGCGGTCGTGAACTGCCGGCCGATCTCGGTGCCGCGCGAGATCGCGTCCGACAGAAGCTCCTGCACCTTGGCGCGCCGGGTCTCCGCCTCGGTCGTCTGGTCGGTCGCGGTGACCTGAGAGCGGAGGATGAAGGCGTCGCGCTCGGTGTTGCGGACCCCGGGCGCGTTCTGGTTGATGGTCCGGTCGGCCCAGTTGAGCACCTGGCCGACGCTGCGGCCCTCGAGCACCTTGCGATTGGCCGCGATCGCGTCGGCCGGCGCGACTGAAGAAATGGGGGCATCGGGATCCGCCCGAAGCGCCTTGACCGCAGTGGGCGACCCGAGGAACCACGCGAGGTACTGGTTCCGGTTGTTGGTGGGCAGATCTGCGCGCTCAAGCGCCCGGCGGTTCTCGGCCGCGAGCGCCTGGATGAGGGCGATGCTGTCCTCCCGGTCGGTCCGGCGAGACAGGATCTCGTCACGGCCCATGCCGGCAGCGCGCTCCGGAAAGACCTTCGGGAAGAGCCGGAGCCACGTGCTCTCGATGAACTGGCCCAGGCCGGTGGCCGTCGACATGGGATTGCGAGCGGTGGTGCTGCCGCGGCTCTCCACATTGATCATCGCCGAGATGAAATCGCTGCTCGCAGAAGTCCGCTTAGCGGCCTCCTCGGCGGTCTTCTTCATCGTATCGATTTCGGTCTTGGCCGTCGCGATCAGCGTCTCGCGCTCGGTGATCGACCGCAGGCGAGTTTCGCGCTCCGCCTGCAGGGAAGCGAGTTCGGGAACATCCAGGCCGGGGGCGCGGGCGCGCTCGGCGTACTGGCGGTTGACCTCCTCCCGGGTCGGGAGGGTATCGAGGCTCTTGGCCCGCAGCTCCGCATCGAGGCGCTGGTTGCGCTCCACGATTGCCTTGTCGACCGAGTTCAGGCCGACGTTCGCATTGTCGTTCCGGGCGGCGCGCGCCGCGTTGGCCGCCTCGACCGAGCCGAAGCGCTCCAGGTCCTCGCGGGTATTCCGGGTGAGGTTCTGCAGCCGCTCGAATTGGGCAATCGCCTGCCCCAGCATAGAGCCGTCAAGCCCGAAGCGCACCGGATCCGAGATGGTGCGGCGCAGGCGCTCCACGCGGTCCTGCATCTGCTCGAACTGCGCCCGCTCGGGGTCCAACGACCGGACGATGTCGCCGATCTCGCGCGACCGCTGTGCGGTCTGCGCCCGGGCGGTCTGCTCCGCCTGGCCGCTCTGGACCCCGCGCAGGCGCGCGATCTGCGTCCGCAGGTCGTTGGCTGGCGCGTCCACCCTGTAGTCGAACAGGCCGAAGAGCCGACCGCGCATGCGTTCGGTCTGCTCAAGTTGAGCCTGAAGATCCTTGATCCGCTCGTCCAGGGTGCCGCCGGTGAGCACCTTGTCCAGCTTCTCGCCGACCATGTCCCAGACGTTGCCGAACACGCGGCCGAACGCCGAGGTTTTGTCACCGAAGGTGCCAGTCAACTCCGAAGCCTTGGTCAAGGCAGCGGCATAGGCGTCAAACCCGACGCGCTGGGCGGCGAGGCGGTCGCCCTGCTCGGCCAGCCGTCGGACCGTCTCCCGGGTGCGATCGTCCAGGAAGCCCAGCTTCTCGTTCAGGGCGTCGAGGCCGCGGACCAAGTCCGGGTTGCCGAAGGCCTTGGCGAGGTCGCCGTTGGCGTCGGCCGCGTCCTGGTTGGTGCTGGCCGCGTAGTCCCGCACGGTACGGGCGAGGCTGGCATACATCTCGACGCCGACGCGCCCCGTGCTGGCATACTCGGCCGAGAACTGCCGGGCCTGCCGGACCGACACCTCGCCCGATGCCGCGGCCGCCTGTGCCGCCGCATTGATCAGCACGGCATTCGCGCCGGAGGCTCGGCCGGTACCGGCCAGCGCGCGTTCCGTCTCACGCATCGAGCTCTGGTAGGACAGCACCGCGGCCGTGCCGGCGACCGCCGCCGTGGTCACGACGCCGATCGCGCCGCCCATCAGGCCCAGACCGGCCACCGCTCTCGCGGAGCTGGTGGCAAGGTCGCCGACCTTACCGGCAATGCCGGTGACGACGTCCTTAGCGGACAGCCCACCTTGCGCCGCGATACCCGCGGCGGTCGGCAACTGCATCATCGCGGCGCGGGTAACCGATGTCCCGGCCAGCACCTGCTCGAACGCATCCTTGCCCTGGAACGCGATGTTCAGCAGCGCCGCATCGCGCTGCGCACTTGACCCACCGTTCTTGCTCGCCCTGACCTGCTCGGCGAAGCCGGACTTCGTCCGCTCGATTGCGGCGGCGCCCTCGGCCTGCGTCAGTGCGCCAGTCCGTACCGCTTGCCGGATCTCGGCAAGCTGGCCCAGGTACTCGCGCTGAGCGGCGAACAGCGGGCTGTACTTGGCCCGCAGACGGTCGAGCTCGTCGCCGTAGGCCGCGACGTCCGCGCCGCGATTCGGCACGATCGTCTGGCCATTGACCATCGCCTGGGCGCTGTTCTTCTGGGCGAGGCCGGCGCGATCGAGGCGCTGGGTGCTGTCCTCGAACGAGCGCACCGCCGCGAGGCGCGCCGCCGCCGCCTTGTTGGCCGAGAGGGCGCCGATCTCCTCCGCCCGGGCGATGTCCGCCAGCGCGGCCGAGTAGCGGGCGCCAGCCGCCGCCATCGGGTCGAACCGGCTCTGCAGCGTCGCGACCTCGCGCGACAGCACCTCCGCCCGCCGCGCCGCCTCGTCGGCGGCCCTGGCCTGCAACTCGAACACGGAGGCCGAGTCGCGCGCGGCCCCGGTCGAGCCCTGGCCGACGCCGAGCACGGCGTTGATGTTCGCCTGCGCCCGGGCCTGCGTCTCCGCCTCGCGAGCGGCCGCCGCCAGCCGCTGGAACTTGGCGGTCTGCCGATCGACGGCCGCGCCGGCCGCATCGCTGGCGGCGGCGATCTTCTGGAATGCGGCCTGGCCGTCCTGACCGGTCTCGGTGAGGACGCGCTTGACCTCGGCTCCACCCTCGACGCCGAGGCGGATGGCGACGCTAGTCGGCATTCTCGCTCTGCTCCTGGTAGGCCTTCACGATGACGGGCTCGACGTGTGGCAGGACGTCGGCGAGGAGCGCGGAGGTCGCGCCCATGGCGTCGGCCAGCGCCAGCACGGCGCCGAAGTCGAGGGCGTAGGGGGCGCCAATGCCGGCTCGGACCTGTCCGCCGCAGCGGCGGATCACGGCCCAGGCTGTCAGGCCGTCATCCGTTGCGGGCGCGTGCTCGCGGTACGGGCAGGCGTCGCATTCTACGCCACAGGCGTCGCAGTATTTGGCGCCTCCACCGAAGTGCCAGCGGACGAGCTCGACGATACGTTTTTTTCCGCGTCTCTCGCGAGGGCCGGCGCGACGTAGAGGTTGTCGATCGCGTCGTAGGCCGGCCAGTTCTCCATCAGGAGATCGACGGCCTCGCGGGTGACCGGGATCGGCTGACCACCGGCATCGCCGATACCCTCCCACTCCACGATGCCGCGGCGGGCGAGCTCACGCACGAGGGCGATGTTGGCGCGCGCGCCGACGTCGTCCTGATCTTCGTCGCGGAAGACCTTGCCGACCGCCTCGCGGGCGACGAGCATCGAGGCGACGGTGATCGGCCGGAAGCGGACACGGACGCCGGGCAGAACGTCGAGCCAGAACGGCTCGCCGGGCTGAGAAAGCTTGAGCATTATTCCTCGCGGAGAAAGAAATGATCGGGCGCCGCCCTGCGATCATCTTGCCTGCCGGCAATCTCGCAACGATCCCCAGGCCCGCGGGGGATTTCGCTCAGCGTAGCGAGCAAAGCTAACGCACGGCAGGTGCGGACACCTCCCGTGCGATCCATCCCCGCGTCGCGGAGGCATGTCGTTGTAGCGAGGGCCAACCCCAGAGGGCAAGAGATTCGCCGACCGGAGCGCGGTACGGGCCGCGCTCAGTATGTCGCGACGTTGTTGATGAGCGTGGCGGTGACGGTCTTGCCGAGCGTCATGTCCTTGGCCGCCTGCCACGCGAAGGTGGCTTGCACCCCGTTCGGACCCGTCACCGGGGTCTTGGCGCGCGGCAGGTAGACGGCGTGCGCCGTGAACACGAGCGAGCGGGCCGCGTCGGTGACCCATCCGAAGGTCAGCTCCACTGGCGTGCCGGCGGTCGCTTGGTCGAGGAGGATGGTGTTCGCGAACCGGACCGTGACGTTCCCGGACATCATGACCATGCCGGGGTCGGCATCCTCGATGCGGCCGTCGCCGCGGATCACCTCGACCTTGTCGAGGTTGTTCGAGTAGGTGAAGTCCGCCGAGACGACCGAGCCGAGCGGCTGGCCGCCGCGGGTGATGGCGCCCTGGAACGGGCTGAACCGCTCGACCGAGGACTCGGCAAGCGTGCCGGCGGCCGACGCGCCCAGCTTGTTCTCCCCTTGAGCGATCAGCCCGAGCGTCGCGGTGAGCAGGCCGGAGCGCTGCATCTGCACCCGGAGCGTGTTGCCGCGCACACCGAAGTTCTGACCGTAGCTCGGCACCTCCGGCAGGCCGACTTCCACCGTCATCGACGGCAGCGCGACGGCGCCGGAGGTGAAGACGTGGGTTCGCACGCCGCTGGCGTCGGTGCTCGAGGGCGCGCCCATGAACAGCTTCAACCAGTTGCCGAAGTTGCGCAGGTCGATCGGCACGACCACGTCGCCGTCGTTGTTGACGACGTCGCGGGTCGGCGGCAGCGGCTCGCGGCCGTAACCGAGCAGGTCGCTCGCGATCAGACCCTGTTCCTCGCCGAGGTTCGACGAGACGAAGGGTAGCTTGCGGAAGCCGCTGACGGGCGGGACGCCGTAGGTGGTCTCGAAGGCAGCCGCCATGATGGCGTTCGCTCCGCGGGCGCGAGCCATGGTTCTCTCCTGTGGTGGTTTAGTTCAAGGGATCGGTGGTGCCGTAGACGGCGACGATCTCGACCAGCGCCAGGCGCGAGACGGCCGCGCCTTCCGCCGTCAGGGGTTCGGTGGTGGCGGCCTGCACCATCAGGTAGTCGCAGAGACCGCCGAGGGTCCGATCCGCTGCCACGGCTGCGCCGATCGCCTGCAGCATGGCGTCCAGGCGCAACTCGGCGCTGACGGTCCGGCTCTTGAGCGCCGCGACGTCGACCGGGATGCTATGCTCGTAGATCCAGGTGGTGGGGTTCAGCGTGACCTCGGGCTCGCCCGGGTCGCCGTCGTCCACGTTGACGAAGCCGTTAGCCGGGATAGCCTCGGGCTTCACCTCGTTGCGGAAATGCGAGGCCTTCGGCAGAGCGCCCTTCAGCAGGTCGGTGACGGCCTGGATCACCCGCTCGCGTTTGCTCGGCATCAGGCGCTCCAGTTGGCGGCAATGGCCCCAGGCACGCGCTCGGCCCAGGCCCTCGCCGTCGTGTCGATGTCGAGCCGTTTGCGGAGCTTCACCTGGCGCACCAGGACGAAGATCACCACGAACTTGCGCCCCTTCTCAGGACCCGCCTCGCGGATCGCCCGGAAGCTCTTGCGGCGCTGGAAGCGTGCTGCCTGCCGGCGATAGAAGGCGTCGGCGACCAGCACGCCGCCGCTGCGGGTCGGGATGAAGCGCAGCTTCACACCGGTCTCCCGCTCCCACGCCGACGGCGACAGGGTGTTATCGGTTGAGCCCTTCGTCCGGCGCTTCGACAGCTGCCGGACGCCGGCATCAGGCGTCGGGATCGCAAGGTACTGGCCGCCCTTGCCCTTGATCGTCACACCGCGGTCGAAGGCGTCGATCAGCTTCGGGGCGTTCGACGAGACGTAGGCGGCGGCATCCGCGCTCTCGCCGGCCTTCGGGAAGGTCTGGCCGCGCCAAGTATTGGCGAGGCGCGGACCGAGCCCGGCATCACGCACCTCGGCGCGCAGATCCTCCTTCAGCCCGTCGGTGACCTGCCGCATGCCGGCGGTGACCGAGCGGGCGATCTGCACCTCGGTGCCGGCCAGGGCGCCGCGGATATCCGGCGCCTGGGCGGTTAGCCTCACGGCTCCTCATCCTCCGGATCGTCCTCGGCGATCGGCGCCACCTCGCAGGTACGCACCAGGCGATGGCTGTCGATCGTGGCGAGCCCAATGACCTCGAACAGGCCGCCGGGCTCGCCGTCTTCCGCCTCCACCTCGAATGTGTCGCCCTTGGCCGGGCTGGGGACCTCGGACAGGCGGACGTCGACCAGCATGGCGTCGAGGTCGAAGCGGTTGTCGCCCACACCGATGATCGCCTCCGGCGAGCGCCGGCGGATGCGAACGTGCAGGCCATCGCCGGCACCGTTCGCCCGCCACACGGCGTCGCGGCTGAGGTTCGGGTCATCGAACAGGGCGTCCACCGCCATCGACAGGACGCTCATCGCGCGGCGCGCTGCGCCTTGTCGGCCTCGGTCTTGGCCTTCGAAGCGTCGCCACCCTGCTTGCCCTGATCCGCGCCCGCGGTGCCCTCGGCCTCGGCCGCGGGGGCATCGCCGCCGGCGCCGGTATCCGAGCCCTCAGCGACTTCGTGGGTGCCGGCGGCGAGCGCCGCCTGCGCCTCGTCCCATCCCATGGCGACGATCTCGCCGTCCGTCTTGCCCTTCTCGCGCAGCCGCATGGCGCGTCTCCTCTCGATGAAGGCCTGCTGCGCAGGCGTCAGGACGATGGGGCCGCCCGGGATCCCGGGCGGCCAGTGGTCGACCTCGTCGGCGACAAGCATGCGGATGGACCGCATGCCGCGCCTCAGTTCGAGGTGGTGCCGCGCACCAGCAGGGCCGGGCGCTTCACGAGCGGGAGCGGGTTGGACTCGGTGTGCATGTCCATGCCCTTGCCGAACTTCTTCGGCTCGAGCGGCGCCACGAACACCTCGGCGTCGCCGATCGCCGGCGCTAGGTTCACCTCCGACCAGAAATCGGGCGGCGCCCAGTAGTTCGTGAAGGTGTCGGTGGTGCCGAGCGGGAAGAACCGCACGTCGCCGGCCGGGATGAACCGCTGCGGCACGCTGGTGGTCCCGTCCTCCTGCACGTAGGAGGCCGAGCCGCGGTATTCCTCGAAGGTTATCCCGCCGAAGGTGAAGCCCTTGCGGACGTCTTCGCGCAGGATCTGCGGCCCCGACTGGTAGTACTTGAAGGCCTCCTTCACGCTGGCGTGCGAGACGAACTTGCGGAACCACTCGGGCGAGGCGAGCGCGTGCACGCCGGTCATGGTCTCGCCGAGGAGATTGTCCTCCATGTAGCCGGTGACGTCCTGGCACTTGCCGAGCACGTCGGTGGAGGCGGTGCCGAGGGTGAAATCCACGACCTGCTCGGTGATGCCGAACTCGGTGAAGTAGTTCACAATGACCGAGCCGTCGGAATCGCGCACCACGCCCTTGAGCGCCCCGATCCGCAGGTTCTCCAGCGTGATCGCGTGCTTGCGACGCATCGTGATGAGCTTGCGATTCACGAAGCCGAGCACGGTTTCCAGGCCGGCGACGCCGTTCGGCGAGAGCGCCAGCATGTTCTGGACGTCGGTCGCCAGCACGCTGTCGTCGTGCGGGATGTGCGGCACGTAGAAGGCCTTCGGCTTCTGCTTGCCGCGGGTGCCGAGGGACGCCGGACCGCCGCGCGGTCGGGTCGGCAGCAGGGTGAGCACGCCGTTCTCGATGAAGAGGGTCACCGAGGTGGTGGCGATCGGCTCGGGCGTGAACAGCCCGAGCTCGTTGATGCGCCCGTAGCTGTTCGGCACCAGGGTGACGTTGCCGGTCAGGGCCGACGCCGAGAAGGCGTCCTGGTTGAAGATGTCGAGGATCGTGGGCATCGCGGGTCAGGCCCCCTGGCGGACGATGATGCCGACCGCGTTCAGCTGGGCGTTCGCCGCTGCGCGCTTCGTGGCATCGTTGATGGTGGCCCCGTAGGTGAGGCCGGCGTGGCTCGCGATGGCGTGCCGGGACACGATCACCGCCTTGGCGTCGGCGCTGGTGGCGTCGACCGGGAACAGCAGCACCGCGACGGCGGTCTGCGAGCCGTCGGAACCGGAGGCCGCGGCCGGCACGTACTTGCCGGTGGCCGCGACCTTGCCGAGGACGGTGCCGGAGGCGAGCTTGCCGGAGCCCGAGGCGATCACGGCCGTGTCGCGGCTGCGGTAGGAGCCGTCCTCGTGCTTCAGCCAGTCGGAGGCGACGATTGCGGTCTCGAGGAGAGCCATGGATCAGGCGTCCTTCTTGATGCCGGCACGGCGGAGCTCGCGCTCCATGCTGCTGGCGGAGGCGGTGAGGCCGGCGTTGCCCTGGGGCGCCGGGGGGTGGGACGAGATCGAGGTCTTCTCCTCGGCCGCCACCAGCTTGTCGAAGAGCGCGGCCCGGGCCTGCTCCACGGTCTTGCCCTCGGCGAGCATCGTTGCGTCGAGGTCGCCCGGCAGGGTCGGATCCTTGCGGCGGGCGAGTGCGACGAGGTTCTTGATCTCGCCGGCGGCGCCGATCCGGGCCTTGGCCTGATCGATCGTCACGCCCTCGGCCAGAAGGGTCGACGCCATTGCGGGCACGCCGCCGTCCACGCAGAGCTTGGCGATCTCGGCCGCGTCGGAACGGGATACCGTGGCGGTCGGGGTAGCCGCCGGCGGGGGTGAGGACTTGGTGGTGGCGGCGGGCTCGTTGCCCGCCTTCTCGGTCGCCATCAGCTTCTCCTTCTGACGGGGTGGGGCGGCGGGCGCCGCGGCGGTCGCACGGACACGGTTCGTCCACGCGCGCTGATCGGCCAGGGCGACAAGGCGCTCCGGCGGATGGGTGAAGAGGCGGTAGTCGAAGGCGGTCGGCTCGGCCGGCGCCGCATCGTCGTTGGCGGCCTTGGCCTGGACGCGGTCCGCATAGCCGCGCTCGACCGCCTCCTCGGGGGTCATCCAGATCTCGGCCCGCATGTCGGCGCGCGCCTCGTCGGCGGTGTGCCCGGTGCGGTCGGCGTAGATGCCGGCCATCGCCGTCGCGAGCGCGGTCAGGCTGCGGACGGAGGCCTCGTGATCCGACACGGTGCCGAAGGTGAAGCCAGAGGGATCGTGCACCATCATCAGGGCGCCGAGCGCCATGACGATCTCGTCGCCGGCCATCGCGATGACGGAGGCCGCCGAGGCTGCGATGCCTTCCACGACGATCGTCTTACGGCCGGTGTGCGCCGCGAGCGCAGAGTGGATCGCCGCGCCCTCGGTGGCGATTCCACCGCCGCTGTTGAGGCGGATCGTGACGTCCGCGCCGCGCCCGACCTGGGCCAGGGCCACGATGACGTCGGACGCGGTGAAGCACTCGTCCCAATAGAGGTCGCCGACCGTGCCCGAGAGCACGATCTCGTTCCCGTTGACCAGCACGGCCATATCGGATCCTGTCAGGTTGTGGGCTTGAGCTTGGTCTTGGGCTGCGGCACGGGGTCAGCCGGCGGCGCCGCTTCCCCGGCCGGCGCGGTGTCGACCGCGTTCCGCCCGTCGCTGGTGTAGGCGAGGCCCATTTCGTCGGCCCGCTCGTTGTCCGCCTGATTCTCGGCGTCGATGGTCTCGGCGTCGAAACCGCCCTCGGCGACCTTGCGGGCGCGCGAGGAGAGGCCTGCCTGGATCTCCTTCGTCTTGCCCTCGACGTCCTGCACCGGGTGGATGTACGGCCAGGCCTGGGGCACCCAGTTGGCGGCGTAGGCCGCGGCGCGCGGCATGCCGGCCGGCAGCTTCATCGCGCCCGACATGATCGCGAGGTCGATCCACCGGCGCCAGATCGGGCGGCAGAACTGGAACACGACCTGATGGTGCTGCAGCGCCTCGACGCCGCGGCGGAAGTCGTTGAGTGCGGCGCGCAGCGTGCGATCGTCGAGCGTGCTGTAGTCGCCGCTCAGGATCTCGTAGAGCAGGCCGCAGGCTGCCGCGATCTGCCGCTTGGCCTCGCGGACGAACATGTCGAAGTTCGGCCCGACGTCCTTCGGGTCGGAGAACTGCACCTCCTCGCCGTCGGCCAGCACCTGCAGGGTGCCGGGCTCGAACTCCAGCGACACGGCACCATCGTCGTCAGCGCCGTCCGTGCCGAGCGGCCCGGAGCCGGCCGGGCTGTCCGCCCCCTCGTCCATGACGCGCTTGATGAATCCGACGAGGCGCGCCGCGTTCTTCTTGCGGACGAGCTCGGCGTCCAGGTAGCCGTCGAGGTCGTAAAGCGTGCGCAGCGCCCGGGCGAGCCAGGGTTCGCCGCGGTCCTGCCCGGGGCGCATCGCCCGGTAGAGATGCGCCACGTCGGTCGCCGGCACCTCGGCGAGTTCGAGGCCAGCCGGCACCATGACGCCATCGCCGGGGTGCTCCCGATAGAGGAAGTAGCTCTGGCGCCGGCCGATCGCGTTGTAGCGGATGCCCTGCCGAACGTTGTTGCCGGGCTCGGTCTTGAGGTGCGGGCAGTGGTCGCCCTCAAGGACCTGCAGCTGCAGCGGCACCGACAACCCGTCCGAGAGCAGCCGGGTACGCAAGCGGGTGAAGCTCTCGCCGCCCTCGACCATGCCGCGCACCGCGATGGCCTGCAGGCCGTAGAAGTCGTGGGCGCCGATGCTGTCGGCCTCGTCGGTCCAGGCCAGGAATAGCGCCTGCAGCCCGGCCCGGAACGCAGCATCCTCCTTCTTGATTCGGCGGGCCTCGGCCTTCGACAGCCCTTCGGTCGAGCGGGCCGCGGTGGAACGCGGCACGATGCCGGTGCCGACGATGTTCGACACCAGCCGGTCGACCGCGGCGCCGGCGTAGGGGTTGCGCCGGGTCTGGTCGCGGCTCTTCCGCCGCAGCTCGTCGAGTGCGTAGGTGATCGCGCTGTTCGGGCCGTAGCTGCCGACCCGCCAGGCGCGGGAGCGCCGGCCGCGCCCGCCCGCGACGTCGTAGGCCGGGGCCTCGATCGTACCGGCTGGCTCGCCGTCGAGGTCCATGGCGACCGGCGCGACGTACTGGCCGGTGCCCTTGACCCGGAACCGGACGGGCGGCGTGGCGCTCACCACCCGCTGCGCCCCGTCATCACGACCTGGCTGGCGCGCCGCGTGACCGTGCCGCCGGTTGCGACCACCAGCGCGTTGATGCGCTGCACGAGGTCGCGCCGCGCCTGCTTCATCTCGGCGTAGATGCGATAGGTCACCCGGCCAGTGTTGTCGGCTCCCTCGACGGTGAGCACGCCGCTCGCCATCGCCGCGTCGAGCTTCACCAGTTGGGCGCGGAGCTTCGCGAGTTGCAGTTCCGGCGTGTCGGCCATGCTCACCTCGTGGGCCGGTTGTTGACCCGGCTGCGCCGGACGGCGCGTCGTTGCAGGTTCCGAGCGGCCAGGGTGCCGGCAGCGACCGCGGGCGTCAGCGGTGCTTCCTCGGCCGCTGGGCGGACCCGCTCGATGCCCAGCGCCGCCTCGAGGTCGCGCCAGTGCAGTTCCCGCCACCGGTCCCACCCGCGCATCGCGGCGAGGCCGCGGGCGTAGTTCGCGCAGTCCAGCACCTCGTTGCGCCGGCCGCCGATCGGCACCCACTCGCGCCTGGTGCGGCCGCGCGTGACGTGGGTGACCAGTTCCTCGGCGGTCAGCTGCTTGACCTGATCCTCTGGCACGTCGCGCGGCAGGTGGACGAAGCCGGCCGGGAAGGGGTTGCCCTCGGCCGGACGCTGCAGCGCGAGGCAGCCCATGATTTCTTGCTTGGCGAACGACGCGCCCACCCGGATCGTCCTCAGCCCGCGCCGCAGCTTCTTGCCGGCGGGGGTGGTGTCCTTCGCCCCCACGCCGAGGAAGGCCGACGCATAGCTGTCCTGGCCATCGACCGCGTGCACGTTGCCGCGCCCGCCCTGGGAGCGGACGAATGCGTAGACCTCGGCGGTGAAGCCGCTCGAATCGATGCCCCAGTCCCGCACCGCCATCTCGGCGCCGGCCTCGTGCTGCCATGTCTCCTCGAACATGGCTTCCAGGTCGGCCCAGACCTCCGGGCGGTTCGTCGGTCCGGGCAGCACCCGATGCTCGACCAGCCACCGCTCCCGGTTCCGCCCGAAGCCCCAGACCCCGACCTCGAGGCGGTCCTTCTGGACGTCGACCCCGGCGAACAGGATCAGCGCGGCCCGGCAGACCGTGCCCGACAGGTAGGTGTCGCGCCGGGCGTAGACGTCGTGCCAGTCCGGCGCGTCGGCGCCTTCCTTCCATGTGCGGGCGAGCTGCGTGTTGAAGAACGTCCGCAACGTCTCCGGCCCCCGTCGCAGCGCCCGGGCGAACTTCGCCACCGTCTCCCGGATCGTCTGCTTGGGCGCATAGAGTTTCGAGGCGACGCCGCCAGCATGCTCGTTCGGCACCGCCTGCGCGCCGCAGTGGCGGCAGAGCGCCCGCCGCACGCCGTGCGCCAGGGGCGCCCACCGCTCCGGCGTCTGCGGCTCACCGCAGCAGGTGAAGGGCCGGGTCTGCCGCCACTCGATGCGCTTCAGCGCGGCCAGGCGCTGGGCCTCGGTCCACGGCTGGTCGCAGGCCTCGCACTCGTACCGCGCCGTCTCGGAGCGGATCTTTCCAGCTTCGTCCTTCTCGAACCGGACCCGCTCCCATTCCAGCGACTGCCAAGCGCCGCAGCCCGGGTGCGGGCAGCGGACGAAGGCCTTGCGCTGGTCGCTCTCCTCGTAGCTCGCTTCGATGGCCGAGCGCCCGGCGATCGTCGGCGAGCAGGCCACCACCGTCAGGCTGTTCGCCTTGAACTCGGCTTGCCGCTCCTCGGCGAGGTCGATCGGCGGCCCCTCTCCACCGGCGGAGAGGGGGTACTTGTCGATCTCGTCGCAGACCAGGAGCCGGATCGGCCGCATCGCGAGGTTGGTCGGGCTGTTCGCGCCCACCAGGGTGATGTGCCCGCCCGGGAACTGCTTGTGCGACAGGGTCGCGCCGGCGTCCCGGGACTTGGCCTCGCCGAACAGGTCGGTCAGCACCTTCGTGTCCCGGATCATCGGCGCCAGCCGGTCCTTCGAAAAGGTCTCGGCCGCGTCGTCCTTCGGGAACACCCCGAGCATCGGGCAGGGATCGACGTGGGCGAAGCGGCCGATGACGTTCTCGATGAGCGTCGTCTTCAGAAGCTGGGTGCACGCCATCAGCGTGATCTTGCTGACCCCGGGCTCGGTGGCCCAGAGCATCGGGCCGCGGGCGACCTCCACCCGCGACACGAAGAACTTGCCGCCGTTCGAGCTCTCCTTGCTGAGCTTCCGGTACCGCTCCGCCCACTGCACTACGTCGAGGTTCGGCGGTGGGGTCATGCCGCGCCGCCAGGACCGGCGTAGGCTGGCCGTATCAGCCGGGCTCGGGGGAGCCGAGATTGGGGCTGCTGGGCTCGCCAAGCTCGGCGAGGTGCTGTTGGACATAGGTGGCGAGGACCTGGGTCAGCGTCCGGGCATCGACCTTCAGCGCGTCCGCCATCTCGATGCCGACCCGGGCCGGCCAGGCGAGCCAAGCGTCCCGCATCGCCCGAGCCTCATCGAAGAAAGCGGCCTCGGCCTCGGCGCGGTCGACCAGCTTGCCCTGCTTGGTCAGGTATTCCTGCCGGCGGAGCAGGCCGAGATGGTTCTCCTTCCGCTGCGCGGCCGCGGCGAGCGAGAGGTTCGGGTTCTCCGGGTCGAACTCCGGGGGCTCGTCGTTGCCGTCCGGCTCGAGCCGGCTCGGCTGCGGGACGCAGCCCCGATGGTCCGCCTTGCTCGGCCGCGATGCCTGGCGCTCCCGAGGATCGGGCTCGGCTCGCGGGATGGCGCGGATCGGGCGGTGTGTCGTGCCGCCCCGATTGATGGCGGGGCGCTGGTCGAGGTTCCATTCGGTGGCCTCGACCTCGACCCGGCCGTCCGCGGCCAGAGCCAGCAGTCCCTGCCCCTTCCACTTCGTGACGATCGCCTTCGAGACGCCGCGGTGCCGGGCGAACTCGGCTTGGGTCATCGTCGCGGCGGGGCGTTCACTTGGGGCGTTCACCGTACACCGTTCACGGGTTTTGGGGTCCTGGCGCTAGGAAACTCGGGGGCCCCGACCACCCGTATAGGTCCATACCCCCCAGGGGCCCTGGCACTTCGGGGCGGGGTCAGTCCGACCTACCGCCGCTCGACCAGCCACTGTCCGAGGACGAGGAGCACGACCCGCTGCCGCTCGACCCACCCCAGGACGAGCTGCTGTCGTGGTGGGCCTGACCGAGCGAGGTGTCGGGCTGAACTTTCCCTCCGGGGGCTTGTTGCCGACCTGCATCCACGAACCCCGGGAGTTCCCCATGTCGAAGACCATCACTGCCGATTTCAAATCGAGACGCGATGCCGAGATGGCAGTCGAGCACATCGTGCAGGAGCACGACCTTGACCGTAAGGCCGTCAGCATCGGACCGGCCTCAAGCGAGAACACGGCCGGGACGGAGGCGGCACGAGCGGATGTCGAGAAGGGTCACCTGAAGGCCGATACGGACGGTGAGCCCGCGCTTCACGGGAAGGTGAGGGTTTCGGTCCACGTCGATGACGCGAACGCCGACAAGGTCATGGATTCCATAAAGACCTTCCACGGTGAGAAGGTCTCCTGAAAGGGCATCTTGTGCGGTCATTCCATGCCAGGCGGTCTGCGGCATGGAATGGCCGGTCAGAGACCCTGACACCTTAGGCGCAGTAGCGGTGTGGGCGAAGAACTTACGGTTTCGCGCCTTGGGAGGAATGAGTGATGCGGGCGGCAGGCCAGGGCACAACGGGAAGCTGTTCAGACTGCGCCGGCCCGGCCTGCCTATCGCGTGAGGTCGCGGGGGCGATACTCGAAGCGACCCAAGGGCGGTAGCATGGAACGGGCAAAAGGGAAAAACTGGCAAACTGAGATGGCTTCCTCTTGGCCATCATCCTTGAGCGACTGACACTCGCGAGTAGCAATCGTCAGCAACAAGCGAGCGCCAAGGCCGCTGATAGTGCCCGCAAGTCCCATCCCGGCTGCTATTGCGGTGAGGCTTTCACCTATCAGCCACGCCCCTGCGGCCATCCCTGTCCCGAACGCTGCCATTGCGATGAAGAACATCTGCGTCTGTCCCTTCCGACGGGACAAGCGGCGAGGCGGCTCAAGGTTCTCGGCGTTGCTTCCCCATGGTTGGCAAGCCGTGAAGCTGGGGGGAGGCGGGATGTAGATGACACGCGCCCGGCCTGTCCCATGCACGGCTTCCAGTAGGGCCGAAGGAAACTAACGAACGGGGATAGCTACGCTGGCCGCCTCGCCATGGTGCTGTGCACCTCCGTATGCCGGGGTCCAATCTGCAGATCCCCTGATTGGCTGGGGGTTCAACCAGGGCACATCTTGTGCACCCGACGAATGCACCGCCGCCAAAGCTAACGCACAGCAGGTGCGAAGCCACTGCCGTGCGGACACCTCCCGATATCACGCTACATCCTTGAATTTCAAGCCCAAGTTCCGCGCGGCCTTATGGGTGCAGGTGGCTGAGTAGGGTAGGGCGCCGATCGAAACGAGGTGACGGATCAGTGGCGGCACCTCCATCTGCGGATCAGTTTGCCTCAGCGTGGCGTCGAACTCGCCCCGGAGGATGCGCAGACGCAGATCTTGAACCTCGTCCAGGCTCAGAACCGCCCACCGATCCGACGCCCCCCTGACGATCCGCTCCAGGCCGTAGATGCCGGCGATGTGCTGTGTCGTGCGATCGAGCCCGAACACCACGATGCGGGCCATCAGTGGACGCTCGGCGATGATCCGCTTGCGATGCCGCACCCGCCAGAACCGGAGCATCGGCAGCACCGTGTCCACGCCCCTGCGGGCCATGGCGTCGCGCACCATGACCTCGCACCCCGGATTGGTCACGGCGGCGTGCCAGCGGACCGGGTTGGGCTCGCCGGCGGCCTGGGCCACGGCTGTTTCCCGACGGCTGTCCCGCGGCCACCGGCAGCGGGCACCGAGGCGCAGGGCCGGCTCGGCCGGCAGCAGGGGCGCGTCGGTCGCTTCACCGGCAGCTTGGGCAAAAGCGATTGAGCGGCGGGACATCAGGCCGCCTCGCTCGTCAGCCCGACCTCGTGAAGAACGGTTTGCTGCTTCTTGATCATGACACGCTCCCATCTCGAAACTGGCTGTAAGAGACGGCAAAGGTTGGGTGACCGGCCCGGTGATGAGCCCGAGTTCCACGGCCGTGAAGTCGCCCGCTTTGCCGTCGTCGAAAACACCGGCCATGAGATGACCGGTGCGCCATGGGTACGTGTCGAGGCTGGTGCGGAAACGGCGCCGATCAGGCTCGTCCTTCCGCCGTGTGATCATGCATTACGCGATTGCTTGGATCGCAGATCAGGCAGGGCGCGCCTTACGCCGGGATTGGCCGAGGCCGCTGCTTTTGGCAAGTTCGGAGCGGGAAGCTGCATAATTAGCAGCAACCATCGGGTAATCGCGCGGCAGTCCCCATTTCTGACGGTAATCGTCGGGGGTGAGACCACGGCTCGTCAAATGCCTTTTCAGCGATTTGTACTGGCGACCATCCTCAAGACTGATCAGGTAATCCGGGGTGACGCTCTTCCTGATCGGCACCGGCGGCTCAAGCTTCACTGGCTCTGGCTTCGACGGCGCGGCCAGTTTCGCCAACGCCGCGTATGTCGAGGCGATCAGATCCGCCAACTCACCCGGAGGCACGCTGTTCTTCGCCACATAAGCTGACACGATGTCGGCAGCGAGGCTGACAAAATCCTCCAAGGGGGCACCGTTGTCGCTCATGAAAATATTCCTGCACTGGGTCACGGTATGATGAATCAAGCGGCGGCCAGTTCGTCCGCTAAGATGTCGCACCAATCCCTACCAACCTCGCGAGGCATTTCAACTCTCACACTGGAAAATGTGCGGGAAAGTCGATGAGCGAGCGCGTATGCCGCGGCCTGTCCTGCGTAAGCGGCATCTGTGTCTCCAAAAATGACAACCTGATCGACATTCAGTGGTGGCTCCCACTTCGCGAGAAGGGTGGAGTTGATCGCGGCCCAGCACGGAATGCCGAACAGGGATGCTGCGGCGCATGCGGTTTCGATCCCCTCGGCGATCCCCAGGACCGGGCCGGGGTCGAAGAGGCGAATCGCGGCGCCGGCCGGGATGGTACCGGGCATCATACGGCGCGGGTCCTCGACAGGGGCCTTCCTGCCGTCCTCAGTTAGATAGGTCCGGTGGATCGTGGCCGGTGCGCCGTCAGGCCCGGTGACCATGGCGAGCATGGCCGGGTGCCAGGAGGGCGTCTCGTCCTGGTAGCGAAGGCGGCGGACCGTGCGCAGGCAAGCCGGGACGGTCGCCAGGCCGACGCGCCGCGCGAGGTATCGTGCGACAGGGTCGCCCGGCTGCACCGGCTTCGAGGACCGCCACAGGCGGTTCAGCCGCTCCCGGCAGTCGTCGGGGGAGCGCTTTGCCCGCACCGGGCGCGCTGGGACCGTGCCGATGAGGGCATCGACGCGCTCGGCCACCTCCCTGAACGAGATGCCCAGCACCCGTATCGCCAACGTCGGGCCGTCGCCGGGCCCGCAGTGGTTGCAGATCCAGGTGCCGCGACCTTCGAGGTCGTCGAAGCGAAACCGGGTCCTGCCGTTGCAGAGCGGGCAGGGGCCTTGCTTCGCGGTGAGGTACTTCCGATCCACCCCGAGGAGCGGCAGGAGTTCGGACCACCGGCCACTGGCGCGTTCACTCAGCGGCCTGGACATGGTGGACCTCCCGCTTCCTGGCGAAGGCGATCGCGCGCGATTTGACCCAGCTCAGGATCTCGGGGGTGGGTTCGACCTCCGGGGCGTCGCGGTAGTGGTTGGGCCAGACGCCCGTCAGTTCGCGGAACTGGTTCGAAGCCCAGCCGGCCGAGTAGCCCCGGCGCCGGCCCACGAGCTTGAGCTGCCCGAACAGGTCAGCCTTCTCGAGCGTCTTGGCCCTCGCCTTGAGCGGCCGCACCTCGACGAGCTCGCCGTCCTCGCACTGGATCTCGCTCTGCTTCTCCGGCTTGAAGCCGCAGGCAGGGCAGACGTGAACCTTCGGCGGCTTGAGGAAGCTGCAGGCAGAGCACTCCTTCGGCAGAGGCTCCGGACGCTCCCTCGCGTCGCGCTTCTGCCGCTCCCGGCCATCGTCGAGCCGGTCGTGGTGGATGTCGGTCACGAACCCGAGCCGCAGGTGCGTGTCCGAGTGGTCTAAAATAATACAGTTGTGTACTAGAAGACCATTCGCGGTGAATCGCTGCCTTGGACCTGCGTTGAGTATGTCCCAGACCTCCGCCTCTTGGGTCTCTGGTTCTGCATGTTCTCCTTGGATGTCGCCCATCGGAGATTTCCGGGTTCGTAATGCCCATTGTTGTTGATCCGGTCGATTTGCATCGTGCGATCCGCGATGCCCAGATTCTCTTCGATCCAGCGCGCGGCCTCGTTCGGACCAGCGAACCGAAATTCGATCCCACGCCCGCCGTACCGCTCGAAGGAGGTGGATCGCGGATTGTTGCAGCGATCCTGCTGCGCTTGGCAGCGCCGATACAGCCATCCCGGTACCGTGACCGTCTCCCTGCCATTGCAATGCGGGCATGCCTGCGTTCCAGGGCGTTTCCGCAGGTTGTGAAAGCGCCCCATGTGCGTCATTCCGCACCGGTCGCAGCGCACCTCGACCCGCAGGTCCGAAGCCTTGCCTTCCGTCGCCACCGACGCGATCACCAGCGAACCAAACCGGGTACCCACCCACAGCGGTGCGAGCGATCCGGAGGCGTCGACGATGCGCCTCCGCGAGCGGGAGCCAGCCATCATCGGTCATCACCTCGTGGTCGGGGGTTGCGGTAAGGCCATCGTACGTGATCACGGGCTGCACGCCCTTGCAGACGGCCCCGGCATGCTGGACGAAGGCCACGCCGTCCCAGACACGATCAGCGAGCGTCACCTGCTCGATCGGCACCTCGCCGCGATCCGTCAGGATGAGAGCGCTGCGAGCAATGCAATCGGCCTTGCCCGGCGCCGTCCGCAGGCCGCGCCCGATGATCTGGACGAACAGCATCTCGGACTTGGTCGGCCGCGCCAGCACGATGCAGCGCACGTCGAGGTCCACGCCGGTGGTCAGGCACCCGACACTCGCGATGGCCTTCAGCTCGCCGCGGGTGAACTGCCGGAACAGCGATTCGCGCTCCTCGCTGCCGGTGTAGGCGTCGATGTAGCCCGTCGCTACACCGGCCGCCTGGAACTGCGCCTGGAGGTGCTTGGCGTGCGGCCGATCAACGGCGAAGATGAAGGTCGGGCGGTTCTCACCCCGCCGGAGCCAAGTCTGGACGACGTCGGCGACGAGGCTGGCCTGGTTCATCGCCTCGCCCAGGTCGCCCTCGTGGTAGTCCCCGGCGACCGTGCGGACGTCGGAAAGATCGGGGTGCGACGGGGCGTAGACCCGGAAGGGCGAGAGGTACCCGGCCTCGATCAACTCGCCGGTGGTCGTGACCTGGATCAGGTCGTCGTAGAATTTGCCCAGGCCCTTCGTCCACGGCGTCGCCGAGAGGCCGACGAACGGGACACGCTGCCAGGCCGGATCGGCCATCCACACGCCCAGCATCTCAAACCAGCGATGCGCCTCGTCGACCACGACGATGTCGAACGGCGGGATTGCCCGGCGCTGCAGGGTCTGGATCGACGCGACCTGCACCGGCTTGCTCGCGTCGGTCATCGGGTGGCTGCCCTGGATCACCCCCACGTCGTGGATCCCCTCGCTGAAAAACGACCGGACGGTCTGATCGATGAGGGACAAAGCAGGAACAACGAACAGGATCCGCTTGCCCTTCGCCAGGGAGCCCTTCACCAGCGCCGCACCCACGACGGTCTTGCCCGCACCTGTTGGAGCTTGGACCATGGGGCGGCGCCGGCCGCTGCGGAGCGAGGCCCGGAGGCGGTCGATGATCGCGACCTGATGGGGGCGAAGCTGCCGGCTCATCGGTCGCTCCCTGCGGCGACGTCGAGGTCATCCCAGGCCGGGCTGTCCAAGCCGAGGGGGGAGCTTGGGCCAAAAGCGTCGTCGCCAAACGGGTCGAAGGGGGGTCCGGGGCGGCGGGTCGCGCCTACCTGCTCCACATCCTGAAACCTCTTCTCACGGCTAGGAATAAGGTTCATGGTAGTTCTTGGTAGGTTCTTTCCCCGGCACGTGGTGCCGCTAACCCGACCGTGAGATGCCGCTAACCCGTCCTTGATATGCCGGTAACTGTCCCCGGACTTAGCGGCATCGTCTGCCGGTAAATCGCAGGCTGCGGAGTGGGCCGGTTCGGGCTCGTCCAGAGGCTCGACCGGCACCGCGACGAGGTCGAAGTCCCCCTCGAGGCTGAGGACGATCAGGTCCGTGGCGCGCCCGCCCATGCCATTGCCGCGGTGCGTCCGGGCGATGATCCCGGCGGCGGTCAATTCGGCCAGGACGAGGCGGATGGTACGGACCGCAAGGCCGGTCTCGACGGCCAGCGTGGCCTGCGAAGGCCAGCACCGGCCCGCCTTGTCGGCGTAGTCGGCCAGGGCGTTGAGGACGACCCGGCAGGTGGTGCGCACGCGCTGGCGCTTGGCCCATCTGGCTGCGACGACGCTCATTGGTCGCCTCCCTGCATGGAGGCGGCGACCAGATCATCGGCCACACGGTAGGCATGCTCGGCGGCGGCCGGCATGCTCGAGGCCTTGGCAATGGTGGAGCCGCCGTAGCGGAGCAGGCAGTCGCCGAAATCGACCACCATCCGGTAGTCGCCCGCCTCGCGGGCCCGACGGACCAAATCCTGGCGGAGGGCATACAGCGCCGCGTCGGCGGCGGCGTAGAGGCTCGGGTCGGCGCGAAGCTGTGTCTTGAGTTCGGGCATGGCGAGACCGTTCCGAGAACCGCTGATGCGGTCGGTTGCAGGTTTCGGCGGATGGGACGGGTAGGGGCGCCCTCAGGCGCGGGCGGTCACGGCGGGGCGCGCACCTGCGCCCTCGGCCGCTCCCTGGGGGTCAGGTGGCCCCGGAACTCGGGGGCCGGTGGCTCGGGTGTCGGCTGCAGCAGCGAGAGCGCCAGGACCGTGTCACGGTGGGCGCGGGCCCGGGACCGGTTCCGCGCGGCGGCCTCGGTCAGGTCAGTGCCAGCGAGTTCGTCGGCGAGCCGATCTTCCGATCGGGCCTGGGCGTCATACCAGCGGATCAGCTGGTCGAGCCGGGAGCCCGAGATCGGCCGATCGCTCGCCAGGATGGTGATGGCTTTGTCCTCGGCCATCACTCGGCGGCCTCGGGCAGGGCGACTGCCGCGGCCGCAGCGAGGATCGCACCCCGCAGCCGCAGGTTCTCGGTCGTCAAGCGGGAGACCTCATCCTCGAGCGCCAGGTGGTCACGCTCGTCGCGGGCGAGGTGAGCCCGCATGAACGTGGTGTAGGCCGTACCGACCGCGGCGTGGTCGGCCGGGTCGTCGCTGTCGGCGGCGATCCGCTTGGCGTCGACCCAGGCCCGGAACAGCCGGTCCCGATAGTCGCGGGCCGGGGCGAACCCGGCATCCGGCGCGTCAGGGGCGAGAGCAGGGGCAGGAGCGGTCACGGGTCACTCTCCATCAGCCAGACGCCGAGTGCGGCGAGCCACCGCCCGGAACGCAGCAGCATCCGCCCGAGCCGATCCCGCAGAGAGGCGGGACATGCGTTCCGCCAGCGCTTCGAAGTCTGCTGCCAACGAGGCGTACTCATCTGATCTCTCCCGAGTGCGGGCCGCACGCGCCGCTCGGATCGCCTCGATCTCCGCGGCCTGGACGCACCGGGCCTTGCGGTACCAGAGGTCGAAGGCCCGCCAGTACGAGAGCCCGGCCCGCCGAGCGGCACGGCCAATCTGAACCTTGATGCTGTCGTTGCCGACCGGCTGCGCGATCTCGCGCAGGCCCTCGGCCGCCTCAAGCAGGAACGCGGTCACGCGCTGCTCCCAAGACTTTTGGGACATCTCCCAATCCACCTCCGCCACGATCCGGGTCGTGACGGAGGTGCCAGATGAGGAGATGCCCCGAGGATGAGTTGACGGAGACGGAGGCCACGCCGCGCACCACCCTGGCAGGACCGGGCGCGGCGCGGGCCGCCGAGACGAGACGCAAACACAAGGAACGGGCGCGCCAGCGCCGACGCCGGCACGCGCCCTGGGAGCGAAGCGCGCTCCAATCCCGCCGCCGGCATCGATGAAAGGAGCCGGCCATGACCGGACGCGAGACCGACCCCGATCAGGACTTCACGATCGAACTGACGCGCGTCGAGTTCGAGGACGACGACCCCTTCGGCCCGGAGACCTACGTGATCACCTTCCGGGTCGAGCGGGAGGGCAGAGGATTCGACATCACGGTCTGGCTGCTGGCCCACAGCGTGCCGACAGTCGATCTGATCCGGGCCGCGATGGTGCTGCTGCACGAAGTGGTGGCGAAGCTGACCGAGCAGACCAGGGCGTGGAAGGGAGGCATGGCCTGACCCCGACACGAGGTTGTTCAGAAGTGCGAGCGCCGGGCGGCGAACGATTCGCGCGCACCGTCCGGCGCCGCGACCGCGATGCGCGGAACATCGCGCATCGATCCGCCGATCCAGCCAGGACAGGAGGCGGATCACGACGCCGTCCCCCCGGTGAGAAGGCGGGCCAGATGATCGGCATCCTCCCGACCAAGGCGAAAGCGGTATCGCTCCTCGCCATCCTCGCGCACGACAAGGTGCCGCGCGTTGTGATCTTGCGCGACGCCGTGCACACTCAAGCTCGTCAGGACGGGGCGCCACGAGGTGAGGCCTTGGTCATCCCTGAGGATCTTATGGGGTTCAAATATGATCGGGATTTCAGTCGGAGACATCATCAAGCTCCTCGATCAAATACCGATTTGGAAGACAGTGTCAGCGCTTCCAAAGCAGGTGAAGGCCCTAGAAGAACGTGTCTCAGTTTTGGAAGAACAGGCAAAAAACCCTGTGCCAGTTGCAGACCCATGCCCGCTTTGCGAAAAACCGCTGAAGATCACCAAGGTCGATCTGCACCGCACCTTTGGGGACATGGGCGTGCAGATGAGAACCCACACTTGCGAGGCCTGCGGCCACAGCGAAAAGCGGATGCACGATCCAAGCGGGCGAATGCCGAAGGGGTGACGCTGATCCAGCCAGGAGAGGAGGGAGCGGATTATCACGGGTTTTCCCCGTCAAGGTTGGAGATGAGCGTGTGTCGAGCTGCCAGTACGGCGAAAAGCGCGTCGCGCTCAGTAGGGGCTGTCATGCGCCAAACCCTCATAAGTTCGGAAAGGCGTTCGCCAGAACTGTGATACGACAGGGCCTCACGAACTTGCCGTTCGGCGTTAATCATGTGTCGTTGCGTGGAGGAAAGCTCAGTGGGCATCGTAATATACCCCTGCTCTCACTGTGGTACTGAAATGCCGGCCATGAGAGTATTCGGAATATTTCTGCCGCCTTTGCGACCAGGAGAAGGGAACCTCCTGAGAAAGCGTTTCGCGAGCGGGGCTGCCATATGCCCCAAATGCCATGAACCAACGGCAATCAAATTTGGTTTTACGAAAGAAATAACTCACACTGATGCTAACAATATCATTGTAGATTTTTCTGGAAACACACGCAGCAGCGATCATTTCGCTATGTACGTCGCCGAAGCTTGGCCTGAACCGCAAAAACCGCGCATTCCTGAGCATCTGGACGCACGAGTGGAGCAGTTGCTTGTCCAGGCTGAACATGCGTACGCCAAGCGCCACGCGGACATGGCCGTGATTATGTACGGACAGACGCTGGACGCTGCCCTCAAGCGTCATTTCGAAGCCAAGGGCACATTGAACGAGCGCATCAAATCTCTTGTCAGCCGCCATGTCCTGCCGACGACAATAGGCGATTGGGCGACAACTGTTCGCATCATTCGAAATGAAGCCGTACATGACGACGGGCCAATGACTGAAACTGACATGGAAATGACGCGCAACTTCACTGATGCCTTCCTTCGCTACGCTGTGACGCTGCCTAAAGAGATCGAAATCAGGCGGAAGTTGACCGAGCCTGCCGATGGAGCCTGAGCGGATGCGAGGCGCGCGTATCATGGCGCACTCACATTCTGGATCGCGGGGGAGATTCCCATCTTCATCTCGCCCCTCTCGACGTCTCTATGTACTGCGATCGGATATAAACCCACGCCACTGCCCGGACGCGACCTTCACTTAGGCGCTCTACTTCAGCGATCACGGAAGCAGGAGGAGACCGCTCCCCTCTTTCCCAACGTTGCCAAGAGCGAGAGGGATTGATGCCTCCCGAGCCCGCTCGCCTACCTGCCTCCGCAAGGGACAGCCCTTGCGAAACGCGCCATTCGCGGGGTGACAGAATGCTACTCATCGCAACTACGGATATAGCCGATCGGCTATGATAGCGTCAAGGGCGACATAGCGTTGCCACATATGGACCCAGCCGCGGATTTAGCCCAATTGGCTATATGAGCACCGAAACCCCGAATCGCATCGCGGAACTCCGCAAGCAGAAGCGCATGACGCAACAGCAGCTCGCTGAAGCGGTCGGAGCGCATTGGATTACAATATCCAAACTCGAAAGAGGAAAGATTGCGCTCACTTACGAGTGGGCTGCTCGGATCGGCAAAGCTCTCGGCGTTGGTGAATTTGATATATACAAGAATAAGATTACCAGGAGAAACATATTTGTATCAGGCTATGTGCAAAATGGTGGAATAGGATATTTCTATAGCACTGCGGAGGGAAAAAGATATGAGCATCCGCTTGATATAGAAATTGATCTGTTCACTAGAGCTGAAACTAGTTGGTTTGTTATTGAAGATGATGCCGGCTTTCCATTCTTTCAAACAGGAGACGTTGTTCAAGTCACATGGCAGGACAACGACGCTGCAGACGATTTTATCAGCAGAATGTGTCTTGTTGGAGCCAAGGACAGGAGTGGATTGATTCTAGGGTTTCTTTCGAGAGGGAAAAATATTGGTACATACGACGTAAATGTGGTTGGAGGCAGCGTTGTAAAAGATATTATTATTGAGGAATTAGGTTTTATATCGATGGCACTATTCAACGCTGCTGTATTTGACGAAGGAGGGCCGGTGGCACCGGAGTGGGTCCCAGATTCATAGCCGATCGGCTATGAGTGCTTGACGGTGATTTAGCCGCATGGCTATATTTCTCTGTCGCCTCCTGTTGAGGCGCTGGAGGCCGCCCGTGCTGCCCAACCTCACACCCTTCGTCCCCATCCTCGCCGTGGCCGCACTCCGGTGCGCCGACCATGCGCTCACCCGACAGATGGAGGGTTGAGAGATGGGAGCGCTCACCACCTTCGATTTCGAGACTAAGCCGCTGCGCTTGGTCGACCGGAACGGCGAGAGCTGGTTCGTCGCCACCGACGCTGCGGCGATCCTCGGTCAGCGGGACGCTGAGAAGCTGACCCGCACGCTCGACGATGACGAGAAGGGTACCCACACGGTGGGTACCCTTGGAGGCGAGCAGACGGTCGCCATCATCAGCGAGGCGGGCCTGTATCGAGCCATCCTCCAGCGCCGGGCGACGAACTCTGTCCCGGCCGAGATCCGGCAGGCCATTACCCGCTTCCAGCGCTGGGTCTTCCATGACGTGCTGCCGAGCCTCCGCCGGACCGGCACATACGCGCCGGCCGAGCCCTCCGATGCGCCCGGGGTCGCCACCGCCTTCCGCTCCTACTTCACCATCGGCGAGCTGATCGGCCTCGACCGCAACCAAGCGGCTTTGGCAGCCAACCGCGCGACGCGGACCACCACCGGCATCGATCCGCTGGCACTGATGGGCGCGACCCATCTCCTGGCGCCGCAGCAGGCCCCGCTTCTCACCCCGACCGACCTCGGCAAGGAAATCGGCGGCCTCTCGGCCATCGCGACCAACAACATGCTAGCCGAGCGCGGCTTCCAGGAGGGGCGGCGCGACGCCAAGGATCGGCCCTACTGGGTTCCGACCGCCGCGGGCGAGCGCTTCGCCGTCTTCCTCGACACGAGCAAGAAGCATTCGGACGGCACGCCGGTGCGCCAGCTTAAGTGGTCGGCCGACATCGTCGCCGCCCTGCGCGAGGCTACTGCGGCCGACGCGCCCGTAGCCTGATCCTCTTCTTCCCAGTTCCCGCCCTCGTCGGCTGAGAGCCGGCCCGGACGGGTCACCCCGCGGGTCATCACGCCCGCATTCTTCCCACACAGCCAGACCCATCAGGAGGCTGCCATGCTTCACGTCCCCGGTATGCCCGAAGGCGTTCACGTTTCATTCTCGCCGGAGCACCTGCCGGTGTCGTCTCCGGCCCAGCCGGAGCGCTACACCCCGCTGGCACTTGTTGGAGCCGGCACGCCGTCGAAGGAACTGACCGCGCTCCTCGACGCGCACGAGATGGCCTACGGCTATGCCCTCTACACCGAGGCCTACGGCCTGCCGGACCTGTCCGAGCGGCGGCAGGCCGAGGAGGAGGCTTTCCGGGCGCTGCTGCACACGCCGTTGCAGTCGGACGCGGACCGCGCCGCCTACGCCGCGGCCGTCATCTCGCGGCAGATGCACTCCCTCGGGGACGGCGTCATCAGCGGTCGGGATCATCCGCTCGCGGTTGCCTACCGGAACATCCGCCTCGGCGAGCACGCCCGGGAGCCGGAAGCGATGCGCCACGTCGGGCGCAAGGCCGAACGTGTCGAGGATCCGATCCTCGCAGCGATCGATGCGCACCGCGCCGCCTATGCCGCCTGGCACCTGCTCATGCTCGCCTGGAGCGATACGCTCGCCGGTACGCCGGAATACGAAGCAGCGGAGACGATTGGCGCCACGGCCCGCCTGCGCGAGCGCGATGCCTTCCGCGCGATCCTAACGACCCGCCCGACCACCCCGGCCGGCTTCGCGGCCCTCGCCTCCTACCTGCCGGACGTGATGCGCCAATCCAACCCCGACACGGAAGCGGAGGCGCTTGCCGCGCTTGATGCTTTGCGCGCCGGTGTGATGTCCCTCCGGCTTGAGGCCGCCAGCGCCGACCCCGTAGCCACTGCCGAAGCACGCTCGAAGACTGACAACGTCGACCTCGCCCGCCTCTCGGCCGAACAAATCGACCTGTCAGCCCTCGACGTGTTCCAGCTTTCAGGGCTGTTCGAGGCGTATCAAGTCGCAAGATTTTCGTGGGAAGGTGTTGAACAACGCCCGTACAGCTTCGAACGAGGGACAGATCGTCTCCGTCACCTGACGGATTTGGGCAAGATTGCAAGGTTCGAGGAAGAGCGCGCTTCTTGGATCATGCACCGGCTTGAGCAAGAAATCGTGAGCCGGAAGCCGGAGGACGAAGAGCAGCGCGACGAAATCCTGATGGTCCGCACGCAACAGGAATTCCGGTGCAACGCGCGCATCCACGACAACGCGCTGCTGGTCGACATCGCACGCGACTGGACGGTCTGACCGATGCCGAGCGCCATCGCTCTCCAGATCCGGCAGCCTCGCGCTGCCGGCCCCACCGGGCTCGCCCTCCCTCCGCTCCATCCGGCCACCGCGTGGGCCGGCCTACCGCCCGAGACCCGGGACGCCCTCGGCACCACGCTGGTCGACCTCGTGTTCCAGGACTTCCTCTCGGGAGCCGCCTACGCCGAGGAGGACCGCGTGCTCACGGATGATGGCGAGCGCAGCACCGCCATCGAGCGGGCCGAGCGTCTGCTGAACCGGATCTACGACGACGTCGCCGCCGCCCTGCCGACGCTGTTCGGCCCGGCCGGCGAGAACCCGGCTTGGGTCGAGGACTACCGCGCTGGCCGCCTGACCATCTCGAACGAAGGGGTGCTGTCGTGAACGCCTCTGAGACCAACGCCGATCCGCACGTTGCCTGCCGGCACCGCCTCCTGACCGCGTATGCCTGGTTCGTGGCTGCCCGGCCGATCGAGGGGAGTTCGAATCCCACCTCTTCCGCCCATCATGCGGCGCAGGCGGTGAACAGCGCAAAGCGTCGGGAGGTCGCTCGCATCTTCGCCTTGCCCGCTCCTGAGACGCTGGACGGCCTGCGCGTCTTCGGCTTGGCCCTGGCGCTGTCGCTTGAGGGGACCTCCGTCGAGGGCGACACCGATGTTGCGGCCGCCTGCGCCATCCTCAGCGCCACCCAGGAGAAGCTGCCGCCGGGGTTTATCGGCTTCGGCGACGAGCCGGACTACGATGACCGTGACCGAGCGGCCTGGACCGGCAGCGGCTCGCTGCCCGCCTGGGCCCAGGCCGGCAAGGCTGCGCCGGATGATGCCGACTTCCTGGTGGAGGCACGGGCATGAACGCGATCGGTCGCATTCCGCCCACCCGCGGCCTCGTCGGGATCGACGTCCTGCTGATCGAGGGGCGCGTCATCCACCTCGACGACATCCCGACCGCCGAGGAGGGGCGGCAACTGCTGGCGGTCCTCGACGGCGAGATTGCCCGGATCGAAGACCAGCTGTCCGTCGCCGATCTGCGCGGCGGGGACCCGGAGTGGCGCCGGCGCGCCACCACTGCGCACAAACGCAAGCGCCGGATTCGCCCTCGGCTACAGGAGCGGATCGGCACACTGCGGCGGGCCGAGCGGGATCAAGCGCATGCCGCCGACACCCTGGCCGCCACCTCCGCCAAGGACGGCCGGCGGCGTGCCTTCATCCTCGCCGCCCAGCAGCTACTGAGCCACGAGGTCGTGACGGAGGTCTGGGCGCGAGCGGCAGAACTGAAGCCCGACCTGTTCATGGACGGCGTACCGGAAGGGGGCCGGGCATGACGTCGCCCGATCCCATTCTCGCGGCGATTACCGCACACTGCGCTGCCTACGACGCATTCCAGGTCGCGCCCGAGGGCGAGGCCTCTATCCTCGCCGAGGAGGGATACCGAGGGGCTGGTGACCTCCTGGTCACGACAGCGTGCACCACGGCCACCGGCGCGCTGAAGCTCCTCGAGCATCTCCGCTGGTGGCTTGCCGACGAGGCCGAGTTCGCCGACGCCCACCAGCCGACCTACGGGGCCGCCGCGGTCCGCGTCGCCGATCTCACGATGCTCGCCTGCGCGTGTTGGCCGACGGAAACGCTAAGCCAAGATCCGATCCACCGGGCCATCGCCACTGCCGAGGCCGCGGAGGCGGCCCACTCCGCCGCGCTGTCGGGCCTCGACGAGAACGACGACGTGCAGATGCGGCACGCCAACGCTGCAGCCGATGCAAGCTCCGCAGCCTTCGAGGCGCTGACAACGGTCACACCCACCACCCGGGCCGGGCTGTTCGCCCTGGCTGAATTCTATGCCCGGGAGAGCGAGGAGTTCGAGCCGATGTGCGCGGGTGGTCAGTACCTGCAGCACCTCGCAACCGCCCTGAGGGGGAGTGAATCCACAACCTTGATTTCAGGCTTCCCGACGTCGAAAGCTCCATCGAACCAACAGCTTGTCTGCCTGATTCCACGAGCGGTCGCACAGGCCTCCATGACGGCGAGCGCGCAGTGATGAACCCCGAACCTGAAGAGCATCGCATCCGATGAGGACGCAGTCCGCGATCCCGGGCATGAGCCGGCGCCTCCTGACGCTGACCGAGGCGGCGGACTACTGCCGCTGCACGGTCCCGGTGTTCGAGCGGGCCTGTCCCGTCACGCCGATCGCGCTGGGCGATCGGATAGATCGTCGCCTGCTGCGCTACGACGTCCTCGCACTGGACGAGTGGATCGACATGGCCGGCGGGCGCACCGCGAAGGCCGACACCCAGGACTGGCTCGCCAAGCTCTAAGCCATGACCACTCGGATGCCGCTGCGCGGCGTGAAGCGGTTCTTCGAGCCGAAGGCCGGAAAGACCTATGCGTATCACCGCGCGAGCGGAACGCCCATCAAGGCGGAGTGGGGCACCCCCGCTTTCGCCGTCGAACTCGACAAGGCGGAGCGCGCGTGGCGCGAGAAGAAGGTGCAGGACGGCACCTTCGGCCACCTGATCGACCAGTACCGCGCCGCACCGGAATTCACCCGCCTGAAACAGCGTACCCGGGCCGACTACGACAAGGTGTTCGACTTCCTCGAGCCGCTGCGGGCGATGCCTCTCGACCGGCTGGATCGGCCGTTCATGGTCGGTCTGCGCAACAAGGCCTATGCGAAGCACAAGCGGCGATTCGCGAACTACGTCGTGCAGGTGCTCTCGCGGGCCTGCGGCATCGGGATCGGGCTGGGGCTGCTGAAGGAGAACCCGGTCGATCACGTCGAGAAGGTGCGCAAGGCGACTGGCGAGAAGAGCCTGAACCGGCCCTGGACCTCGGCGGAGCGCGACGTGGTGCTCGCCGAGGTGCCGGCGCCGTTGCGGGGCCCGTTCGCGATGATGCGTTACCTCGGCGTGCGGCTCGGCGACGTGCGCGGGATGCGGCGCGATGCCTACCAGGACGGAATGATCTCGTTCGTCACCGGCAAGGGAGCGGTGGAGGTCACGGTGCCGTGCCCGGAGCCGCTGGCCCGGATCCTCGAGGCGCAGCCGGAGCACGCCACGCACCTGTTCTGCAGCTCGGACGGATCGCCGTGGTCAGAGGGCGGGTTTCACGCGAGCTGGCGCCGGGTGCGGCTGCGCCTGGAGAAGGAAGGGAAGGTCAAGCCCGGGCTGACACCTCACGGGCTCCGGCACTCGGTGGCGACGGACCTGCGCGAGCTCGGCAAGACCGAGCGCGAGATCGCCGACATCCTGGGTCAGAGGACAACCTACGCGGTCCCGACCTATGCCCGGAGCGCGGACATGCGGCGCTCGAACAAGCGCGTGATCGACGATCTGTATGGGGAGAAGGAGGGCCCTGACGGGGAGGGCGGAGCGCCCGATCGCTGAACAGGTCCCTAGGTCAGGTGTCTAGAGCATGTGTCTAGAACAGCGACGAGGGGCCCACGGATGGGGACGATTTAATCGCTAAGTGCCTGAAGAATAAGGTGGCTGGGGGACGTGGATTCGAACCACGACTAACGGAGTCAGAGTCCGCTGTTCTACCGTTAAACTATCCCCCAACGAGGCGCTGCGTGCGAAGGACCAGAGGAGTTATCCGTCCGTCCGGGGTGGCACGTCACCGCCTCGGGTGAGGTGCAGATAGGCCGGTTCGCCGGGCCGGTCAAGGCTTTCTTGCGCGGCCGCCGCGGATCGGCGGAGCGGCGGGATCGTGGGCGGGGAGGGCCGGCTTCGGGAGCGGAACTCGCGCGTCGCCGGGCCGGTCGTCCGGAAGGTTTCGACCGGCGGCCGATCGGCCGCTCCGGTCTCGCCGTTCGCGCCTGAAGGCTGAGACGGGGACGGGTGCGGTGCAACGGGCGCGGCACGGGCCGCGTCACCAACGAAGCGACCGCCGGCGCCGCCAAGAAATCCGGGACGGCCAAGCCATAGTGCGGACGCGATACACAGGATTTCCTTGAAAACTGCACGGTTTCACTTGATGAAGCGATGATTTTCCCGATATGCCGGGACGACTCGGATCGTGCCGGGTTGCTCAGATCGGGATGGAACCTCGTGTCGGACGTCAACCTCGAGCAGCAGTCTGAGTTCGTCGGCCTCGCGGCCGATATCGTCTCGTCCTATGTCGCGAACAACAATCTGCAGATCGCCGAGCTGCCGGGATTGATCGCGTCGGTGCACGCCTCCCTGGCGGCGCTCAGCCAGCCGCCGGTGCCGGCGGTCGAGGAGACCCGGGCGACGGCGGCGCAGATCCGCAAGTCGGTCACGCCCGATCACCTGATCAGCTTCGTCGACGGCAAGCCCTACCGCTCGCTCAAGCGCCACCTCACCTCGCAGGGCCTGACCCCGGCCGATTACCGCCAGAAGTTCGGCCTGCCGCACGATTACCCGATGGTCGCGGCGAGCTACGCCGCCCAGCGCTCGGCGCTCGCCAAGAGCCTGGGGCTGGGCCAGCGGCGGCGCGATGCGGCGGCCCAAGTCGCTGCTGACCAAGTCGCTGCGGCCCACGTCACGGCGGCCGAGCCGGAGCCCGCTCCCGCCGCGGCGGAGGAGAAGCCCGCGCCGCGCCGGCGCGCGCGCAAGGCCGCGGCCGAGTAGGATGGGCGAGTAGGATGGGCCTTGCCAATCCCTGGCGGCCCGTGCGCGGACGGCGCCTGCCGTCGCGCGAGCGGGTCCTGCTGGCCCTGACCGCCGTCGCGATCGCGGCGGTCGGCCTGGTGCTGGCCGGCCGCGAGCTGTTCGGGGCGGGCTTCTGGGGGATCGGCTGA